TCTTACAGAGTCTTTAAATTTTAATTTTATACGATGTGGTACAGAAGAAGAAATTAATATAGAATCGGATAACTTTTGTACTGAATATGGTGTTCCTACAACAGGTCTTACTTATGAAATACAATTTGGTTCTGAAACACCATTTTGTGCTACTTTTGAGGGATTAAGTGAATCAGGTGTAACAAATTATCATTACAGTTCAGGACCCTTTTCACTTTGTGAAAATTGTGGTGAAGAACCACCTAGAAGTGCGGGAACAGAATATGAGGTATGTGAAATTTGTTGTGATTGTGGATCAACGGGAAGTACCATTAATTTACTAACACCACCTCACCCTGTTTATACTGACGGATATGGTACTCCAGTCACTCAATTAAACATGGTCGTAATAGGAGGACCTAACGGATTAAATTCATAATACAATGAAAAGAGTAATAAGATTAAATGAAACGGACATTACCAATTTGGTAAAAAGAGTCCTTAATGAACAGAAAAGTGAACGTTATATGTTCTTTTCAAATTTAGAACAAATGAGAAGACAATGTGATTTATTATTAGATTTTGATCGTAGTACGGTTGAATCTATTTTAGATAATGGACATGATTGGGCTCAAGATCATATTTCTGAAGCTAAAAACAATATGGATCAAGTATTTGATTTCATGATGAATGAAACCACAAGAGACGGTATGAAATCATCTACGAATATTGATGATGAAGATATGGTAATGTCGGAAGGAGATAAAAAAGTTGGCACACCTCTTTGTGCAAGAGGTATTGCATCCGCAAAATCTAAATATGATGTATACCCTTCAGCATATGCAAATGGACACGCAGTACAAGTATGTAAAGGTACGATTAAAGGTCTTGATGGTAAAAGACATTGTTCAGGAGCATATTGTTAAAAATTTTTTAAAAATATTTTTTTATTCAAATAATTTATATATATTTGTAGACACATAAACTTTATACAAATATGAAAAACAGAGTAAAAAGATTCTTAAGTAGATTAAAACTTAAATTTTATATTTGGTCAAAAAAATCTTCAAATATTATACCAACTTATCAAAATGAAATCCTATCATATGAAAAGACCTGTTTTAAAATATGTCTTAAAATAATTCAACATAAAGATACGGAATTTATGATCGCCCCAATGTCTGATAAACGTTATCTTAAAAATGACGATATGAAAATTTTCATAACAATGACAGATCATAGAGTTGAGATCACTAATCACATTTACAATTATAATGTTAAACTACATGAAAGAGATTGGGAAAGATTAACGTATATTTTTGATCTTGAGGCAGATAAGAGAAGACTTAATTATGAGGGAGAGGTTAATTCACAAATCACTAACTCTCTACACAATATCTTAGACCGAGTTTCTAATTTCAATTAAAATATTATTAACTAAGGAATCTACGGATTCCTTTTTTGTTTTATATGATGTCATTATTGGTTTTTGACCTTTTCCTGTTTGTGTGTCTTTTTTTTCAGCGGTTCTTTTTTGTTGGCATGCAGATCTTTTTTGTGAATCACTCATTTTACCTGCAACACCAACCGCCCTACATTTAGGGTAAGATCCTTTAGAAGTATCTTGTCGTCCACAGGGAGGGTGTTTACCGTCAACTTTACTACAAATGTTAACCCAAGGTCCTTTTGGTTGAGAAGACCCCTTAGGTTTCTTCTTTTTACCAAACCAAACTCCTAAATCTTCATTTATTGTATGAACATCGTGAGTGTCAACATTATTAGTTCCATCTTTACCTTTTTCCCAAACACCAACAATTCTTTTTAAATTATTTTTTAAACTTTTTTTAATTGCAATATCATTTAATTTATTGTCTATAAATTCATAAAAAGGACCTAACTCACTTTTACTCCATTTTTTTAAACCAATTTCAATTGGACCACTATATTCACCAGCGGTAACACTTGTACTTGCTTCAGTTATTTCAACCCATTCATTTACAGGTACAATTTTTTTATTTTTACCAGGTGTTTGGTTAATATTATTACCATCATCATCATCACTAAATGTTGAATTTGGATGTTTTTTAATATAATTTGTAACTTTTTTTGCTTTAGATTCTATTTTTTTGATTTGTTTTTTTGTTTCATCCATTGTTCCATCATAACTATCAAATTCTAACATTGGACTATTGTATTTTGATACAGATATTGTGAATGGTCCGTTTTGAGAATTTTTAAATTTTCTTATACCTAATTGCATTGGAGCAACATATGAACCTCTACTCCCACCACTATCTGAAGTTGCTTCAGATAAAACTTTCTTTATTATTTGATTTAAATCCATAATTTGTCTACTATTATAAATATCAACACAATACAAAATGGAAGAACAAGAAAATGAATTATTTGGTAACCTGTTTGGAACCATCAATTTACTAAGTGAAGAACATTTAGATGCAATTCTTATATCTATGAATAAAGATCACGCATTATATTATTTAATTGAGTCAGTTAAAGCATCACATAAACGTGGGGCATTTACAATTGGTGAATCTGAAGTTATATCAAAAGCCATTAGAGTGTTGTCAAAATTGGAAGAACCTAACCAAACTATTGATAAATAAAAAAAGGAGACAATTACTTGTCTCCTTTCTCTTATTCGGTATTTAATTGATTATCTCAATTCTCTCAAGTCAAATGTTCTAACTCCATCAACTGTGATACGTCCGTAGAAACGGTTATTAACCATTTTCTTAGCGTATCTTGTCATTATACCTTTGATAGGTGTAAAGTTGAATGGATTGTACATTGTAGGTGTCAATTGTAGAGGTACGTACGGTGCGTAGATGTAACCTGTGTCTAACAATGATGTTCCTTTGTGTCCTACTAACACTGTGTTAGCTGGGAAGTAAGGGTCACGGTAAACTTGGTAACGTCCTGCAAGAGTACCTACTCTTTCAATACCCATGTTATACTGATCTTGCTCAGGAGATGCGTTAGATACGTGGAAGTATTCTAAATCATCAAAGATAGCTGAAATCTCAGAAGAAACTACGATCCAGTTAGCTCCACCTCTCAATGTAGATTTGTGGATTTGTGCTGACAATTGGTTAATCGCAGTAATCAAAGTTTGATTCCAATCTTTTTGAGTGTAAGATGTAGTTAAAGACAATCTTCTCCATCCGTTGTAATCCCAACGTAAGTTCCAAGCCGCTCCTTTTCTCAAGTCACGTAAGATCTCACGGTCAATCTCAGCTGCAACTTGCTCAGATAACAATGCAGTTAACTCAGCTTCAGCGTCGATGTTATGGAATGCAGCAACGTCTTGAGCTAACTCAGGAGACCATTGTGCTCTTAGTTTTCTTTCAGTTACAGAAACAGTTACTGATTCTAAATCGAAAGAAACCTCACCGATTTTATCTTCAAACTCTAAGTTTTTGTATCTTCTATAAATCGCAGTGAAAGATCCTACTTCGTCAATTGCCGTTAAAGTTGTTCCTGTGTATCCGTCTAATGTAGTACCACAAGTAGCACATACAGGACAAGATAAATCAACTTCTAAATATATACAACCTTCTGAGTCACATATGTCATAGAAAGAACCACCATTTCCACCTGTACTATTTGAAGAACTTGGGAATGTAGTTTGTGTTTGACTACCATATTTAACGATTCCTTTACCGTAGATTTGAGTAACAACTCTAAACAATAATGGACCGGTCCCTAAAGTACAAGGTGATGTTTCAGACGCAGTTAAACCTGTATCAGCAATGATTTTAAGGTCAGATAAGAAAGTTTCAGTATCTATCTCGTTACCATCAGGTCCGATTAATTTACCTTCACCAGCTCTGTTAAAGTCACATAGACTGATAATAACTTTTCTTGTACCTGTAATTGCAGTATACAATGGATTATCATTACCTGCGTCCTCTAATTGACCAGTTGTTGGACTCCAAACTTGTACAGTTGTATCTGCAGTAACTGCAGTCCATTGACCTTTAGAGTAATCAAACAATCCTGGAGGATCTAAACCTGCTTCACCACCTTCATAAAATAAATCATAAAGGTTTTTAGCGTAAGGGTTACCTGTTGATCCACCTGGATATCCTGCGTTTTCATCTGCAGTTGGTCCGTTTGGTGCTCCAATTGGTGCAAAGTGTGTTCCTCCATTTGCATCAGATGCACTTGTGTATCCTTGGATACGAGGTACAAAGAAGAACAATTTACCAATTGGTAAGTTCATTGCTTGTACAGAAACGATATCGTTAGCCAACAATTTAGAGAAAACTCTTCTTACGATAGGGAAAACAACTGTTTCAAATGCTCCGTTGGAACCTTCAGAAGTTGCTTCGTTAATCAAGAAAGAAGCTTGGTTTTCATATAACTGTGCTACGTTTTCTTTTAGGTGACCTTTAAGGCCTTCAAGGAATCCTAATTTATCCCATTTGTTAATAGTATCTTCTTTGATAACTTTAAGGTGTTTTAACCCGATGTTACCAACAAGACCTGATTCTAATAATGCTCCCATTTTTTTGGTTTTTTATTTTTTTTAGTTTATTTTTATTTTATTTTATTTTTCCCATTAAATCTTTCATTCTCAAGAACTGTGGATTCTCATAAGTTTTAGATTCAATCAAATTAACGGCCGATCCTGATACAGGAGTTTTAGTGACCGATTTTTCGAATGACTCATTAATAGAGTTTTCCTTAGTTTTTTCAGATGAGAATTCATCTTTTAATGATTTGTAAAGACTTTTAGATTCTTTAAGTGTTTCAACATTGTCGAATCGTCTAAGTATATTTATTTTTTCTTGTTTTGTTGTTGAATGTTCTGTAAACAGTCTAGTTGCGTAAGCCAAATTAGAGTTAAAGATTGCTACTTCATTTAATTTAGTTCTGAAAAGATTCAAAGCCTTTCTGTACTCTTCATTTTTAGACTTTAGTAATTCTACTTCAGTTTCACTAATGTGTTGAGGAGCTGCTTTTGGTTTTGGTAAACCTTTTCTTCCAAATTTTGTTCCCGCACCTAATGTACGTGAAGCTTCTGTAGTTTCTCTTCTCTTTTTAATTGGTCTGTATTCACCATCTAAATTTTCTCCATCTTTATATGAGAATTTTTTAGCACTTCCTGTATTGATCATTTTTTTACCTTCTTTTTGTTTGGTAGTTTTATAATCCATAACTTGTCCGTACTTAAATTTAGGCGAACCCATTCCAACTCCTTTAGCTTTAAATTTTGATTCCATTACACGATTCATTTCTTCTTCGTCCATTTCTTCAAAATCCATTTCTTCATCTTCATCTTCATCGGACATACCAAAGTCATCCATTTCAATTTCATACAAAGTTTCATCAACATTAGTTTCGTACATTGGAGTTTCATACATTTCTTCATGATGTCTACGACTCATGCGTCTTGGCATTTCTTCTTCTTCAAAATCTATTTCTTCATCTTCATCTTCATCGGACATACCGAAGTCGTCCATTTCAATTTCGTACAAAGTTTCGTCTAATGTAAGATCTTCATCTTCATATTCATCTTCATATTCATCTTCTTCATCAAGTTCATCTTGATATTGTTCAGAAAGTTGGATGAAATAATCGGCTCCTGTTTCACTATCCGATAATGTAATGTTATTACTCGCATCTCTCTTTACGATAACTCCATCTTCGTCATCCATAGATTTGAAAACTTTAATTACATCTGACATATCTGCTCCAGTCATGTCAATTGCATCATCATCATCCGTACCCATGTCAATGTCTTCCATGTCGTCATCTTCCATGTCATCATCAGTAGCCATAGGTTCTGCACCTAAATCTACATCCTCGACATCATCTACTTGACCTTCAGGTTCAACAACCTCTTCTTCGTCTTCAACGTCAATCTCTTCTTGTTCTCTAAGAGATTCTTTTACTAATGAGCTGATTTCATTCTTCATTGTAGAAGAAAGTATTCCTTTTGCATTTTCTTTAAGAGCTTCTTCCAAACTTTGAATTTGGAATAATGCGTCTTCAACAACTGATTTTTTGTTCATCTATAGTTTGTTTTACAATATAAATAGTAGGTAAATTAAAAAAATTCATTTTTTCTAATTTTTAAACAAAAAAAAATGGGTATAACTAATGTCATACCCATTTTAAAAATTAATTAAAAATTAACCAATCACCTCATCAATTTTACTTTCAGTGATTGACGTAATTCTCCAATCCATAGTATAGTGTTCATACACTTTAGTTACTTTTGCCTCAACATCAGTTGGTGTATAACCCAATACTAATTTTTCTTCTCTTGTTTTTTTTACTTTGCCTGATTCAGTATCTAATAAATCAGATGTGATTTTAGCCACAAAATACTTTTCTCCTTGTTCCATAGTTTTTTTTATTTATCTAAATAATCGGTTAATCTTTTCATTAAGTCAAGTGATTTGTTACCACTTTCACCAACATTTCTTTCTACCGCTATTTTTTTGTCTTCTTCTAAGCTTTCCTCATATTTCATTCTATCGTTCTTATCTTGGAAAAGATAAGCACCAGGTGTTGATGGTGAAGACACTAAGTCAAAACAAATAAGTTCAAAATCATCTTGTACTTCATTTTGTTCTCCAACTTTTTTAAGGGATCCTACACCACGAGAAGATATACCTAAAGTAACTCCTTGTCGTAAGTAGTTTGCTGCCAAATCACCTTTAGTAGAAACAATCCCTCTTTCATGAAAACCAGGACTTGTTAACAATTTAAGTTTACCTAACAATACAGGACCTTCCCACCATATATCTGTTATTAGGTGTGATACACGATCTAAATCAATTAAAGAAGACTCAGGGTGGTTTAATTCAGATAATGAGGTTCCTTTCTCAATCATCTTTCTATAATTTTCTGATTCTCTCTTTAATATCTTCTCAGGATATACTCTACCATTTCTGTTAGGTGTGTTGTATTTTTGTAGAACGGCATAAAATTCAAATGGTTTTGAATGGTCCAAATGATTTGATGATTCTTTTAATATCTCGTAATTACGACCTTCTTTTGGGTTAATATATCCTGCATCGTACTCAATAAGAATTCCTTTACCTGTATCTCTAGGTCCTAAAATTTTATATTCACTCATAATAAGTTTTAGTTATAAATATTAGGCCGTTTCCGTTTTTACTTTAATTGGTTTAACATTACCTGTTTTTGTTAAATAAAATTTGAAATTAGGGTTGTTTATCAAAACATCCGAATAAATTTCTTTTACTAATAATTTAAGTGTTTTCTTTAATTTTAAGGATTTGAAATCTATTGGTTCATTTAAAAATAGATTAATTTCTAAATTCATAAATGATTTCTTTTTTAGGTGTAGACCGCTTGTTCTAAGATCTAAGTCTACTATAAATTTATCGTCAAACATTGTCTTATCTAATTTGTGATAGACCGTATGTTTAATTGATCTGCTCATATTAAGGACAACTCTTGTCCAATTTTCGGAGTCTTTTTTTGGTTCAACCCAAGTTTGGATGTTTAGGTAAAGAGATTTAAACTCTTTTGAATCTACCGTCCCATAGACTATTTTAGATGTTCTAAAGCCATTGATTTTTTCGGTTTTGCCTTTTTTCATAAATTTTTTTCATACTGATATTGTTTATTTTAGA